TTATCCGACTGTATCGTTCTGGTGCCGATTTACATAAAGAGGTAGCCGCAGGTGCATTCGGTGTAACTGTAGATGAAGTCACTAAAGACCAACGTACTGCTGCTAAGAAGATTCAGTTCGGTATCGTATACCAAGAGTCTCCTAAGGGACTGTCTGAAGACTTACGTGCGGAAGGTATTAATATGTCTGTAGAAGAGTGTCAGAAATTCATTGATAACTACTTCAAACGCTTCCCAGACGTAGAGCGTTGGGTTAAACGTATTAAGAAATTTGCTAAGAAGAACAAGTTCGTTAAGACTCTTACTAACCGTATTCGTCATCTAGAAGGTTTAGATTCTACAGACCGCTCTATTGCGAATGAGGCAGAACGCCAAGCGGTTAACGCACCTATACAGTCAACAGGTTCAGACTGTACCCTTATGTCTCTTATCAAGATTAATGAGTGGCTACAGGAGTCTGACTATAAGAGCCGTATCGTAATCACGGTTCATGATAGTATAGTATTTGACTGTCCAAAGGATGAGGTAGTAGAAGTAGCTAAGAAAGTTAAGCATGTTATGGAGAACTTAGCTGAATACAATGAGTTCTACAATTTCCTAGGTGATGTGCCAATCCTGTCTGAGATGGAGATTGGATACAACTACGGTCACTCGTTCGAGTGTTCTATTGAGGATATTGAAGAGCACGGAGTGGACGGTTACCTACAGAAAGAGTTAGCTGATAAAAAGGCTAAGGCAGAGAAAGAGTATAAGAAAGCTGAAGAAAACGGTACACCAATACCAAAATTTGCATTAGATTACTGGGAGAAGGCTTGTTAGAGCCTTCTTCTTTTTTGTATAGGAAACTAGTTCTGTATCTCACGGAAGAATCTTCCACTCGACTTGAGGATAAAATTTTGCAAAACTCAATTTGAGGGAGGAAATCAATATGACCAAGACTAAAACTTACGAAATGGTTAATAAATCTAATGGGGTAGTAATCACATGCACGGAGAAATACGTTCTAGATTGGATTAGTAGGGGCTTTGAAGTAGATAAAATCATACTAAAAGGAGAGACAAAGACATGCTAGAACACATGCCTAATAATGTAGATTTTGATAAGGTTGACTGGGTTGCCTTGGCTAGGCAACTAGGACTAAAATTATCTGACGAGCCTATAGAAATTACCAGACTTGGCACTCCTTACCGACAGTACTTAGCAGCAGTCACAATGGCATCTAGGATGGTCGATTGTAATCTTAGACTAGAGCAGATAAATGAAGAATTAGATAAAATGATTGATGAACGACAGGTTACCTCCTTTGACAAGGCGTGTATCAAGTTGTATTTAAATAGAATAGTAGAAGAAGAAAAGCTCCCTCATTGATAGGGGGCTTTTCATTTTGTTTATAGGTCAGGAGACGATTCCCGTTTCTTGACCTTTTTTTATGTCGAACAGGTTGTTGAACCCCACGATACTAAGAGATGGTGGAGAAAAAATTGTGTGCCTTGCTTTAATAATTGTGAAGGCGTTCAAGACAGAAAGGTATGATGAGTATGTCACGTAAGATTATAAGAATCGCCTTACCAAAAGGTAAAATGTACACAGCGGATTTACAGAGGGAACTGGCTATAGATAGCTCTAATGTTCTTAAAGAAGTCCTAAGCCACCCTAGTAAGTATGCGTGGTGGAAGACCCTGTATGATGTAGCTGAGAATCATGTACAGTACCTGCAAGACCTAAGCATTGGTGGTGAGCGTTACGAGAGAGCAGTAGAGCACAGAGATACTTTACAGTCTACTCTTGAAGCGTTTAATCATAGAGAATCAACATTGAAGCTATTGTTACGTAGTAGTGACAAGCGTAAAGTGTTGAAAAGTTATAACCAAAATATCACACATTTAATGGGCGTAATTTAGGTCATTGACCGTAACTAGCCCCAAGGAGGAAAATTATAATGGCAAAATTAGACGTATCGGCACTAGCAGCAAGATTAACAGAGTTAAATAGCAATAGCGGAGGTAATGGTTCTGGCGGTGGAATTAGCTGGCTTAACCTTAAAGATGGGCGTAATGTTATCCGTATCTTACCACCTAAAGGTGATGGAGTATTTGCTAAAGAGGTATTCGTACACTTTGGTGTGAATAAGACTGAAGAGAATAAACGTGGTACAATGGTAGTGTGCCCTAAAACTCATGGAGATAACAAGCCTTGTCCAGTATGTGACGTTGTTGCTGAGTTCCGTAAGCTATCTAAGAAGAAAGATGACAAGTACGATAAGATGGCTAAAGAGCTTAACAAGAAGACACGTGTATACTACAACGCTATTGACCGTGCCGATGACCTAGATTCATTTGAGAAGAAGGAAGTAGATGGTAAGGAGAAATGGTTTAACGCTGATGATGAAGAGGAAACACCTATCAAAGTGTTTGGTTCTGGTATCGGCATCTATAAGGCGTTACTTGCTCTTATCATTGATCCAGAGTACGGTGATATTACCGATGAGGAAGAGGGCTTAGATGTAATCATTACTAAGTCTGGTACAGGTTATAACACTAAGTATGATGTTAAGACTGTGCGTAAAGAGTCTGTTATTGGCTTTGATAACTGGGAAGAAGAGGCACACGACTTAAACCCATTAGCTAAGGCTAAGAGCTATGATGAGATTGATGCTATTCTTAATGGTGAAGAGCCTGAAGAGGGTGAAGAGAAGGAAGAAGAGCAGGAAGAGGAAGAGAAGCCTAAAAAGGACTCTACCAAAACTAAGCTGAAAAAAGAAGAGAAGGAAGAGGAAGAGGAAAACTCTGAATCTGAAGAGTCTAGCGATGGGGATGGAGACGACCTATCTGCTGAGATTGCAGCAAAACTAGCAGCACGTAGAAAACGTAAGTAAGGCATACTTAGGACATTAAGCAGGTGGGCAACCACCTGCTAATACTTTTGAAAAGGGGATATATACTTATGAAAGAGATTAAACAAGCTGTAGATGTTAGCCATGAATTTAAATATGAACTAGGTTGTATTGAAGATGAAGTGTGCCGTCACTTAGCAGTACATGGCTTAAATAAAGCACCTGATTACTTCTGGTATGTACCAGCATCAGCAAGTGGTAAGTACCATCCAAAAAGTAGCTTAGGTCTGGCTGGCTTAGTACGTCATGTAAAAGGTGTATTCCGTATCTCTGAGGAGTTATTAGACCATAAATTATACTCTCCCTTTACACCAGTAGAGAAAGATATGATTCGTGTTGCTGTACTACTACATGACTGCCTAAAGCAAGGTACAGATGGTACTCATACTGTAGCCGAGCATCCATTATTAGTACGTGAAGCACTTCACCCTACTAAAGGTTATGGATTCACTTGTGATATGGATACTACACTGCGTGTTAAAGATATGGAAGATAAATGGAGCTTAATCTGTAATATGATTGAGACACATATGGGCATCTGGAATACAGATAAAGAAGGTAATGAAATTATGGACATTCCTAAAACTAAAGCTCAACTACATGTCCACATGTGTGACTACCTAGCTAGTAGAAACTGCATTGAAGTAGATGTGACACCTAGAGAAGCACAGTCTAACTATAAGAAAAAGGATGAAAATAACGCTCCTGCATGGGTAAGTGAACCTGCTACTACAGGTCAGATTGGCTTTATTAAGAAGCTACTTGTTACAGCTATGAACAAGGGAGTTTCTCATCCATACGATGGGGTGACTTTAGTAAAAGATGGTGAGATTGTCATTACAAAAGGCAAGGCGAGTGCTATGATACAAAATTTACAAGGTTTGACAGGTCAATAAACCCTAAGGAGTCGATTTCTGACTCCTTTCTTTTATTTTTTGTGAGGTGATTGAGATGGCAGAAGCAGGACGCAAGAGAAAGTGGCAACCCCATTGGAATGATGAAATTCTTAAAGCCCTTGAGACGAAAGGTGAATATGACTACACCTATATAATTGAACAGCATGGTCTACGTTTGGTATGGGTGAGGGATAAAATTAGAGCACTGTGTAAGCAGGCTCATGATGGTAGTGTATCCCTTAGGTGGGATAAGAACGCTCACATAGTTTATATACGTAAGTCTTATGTTAGACCTAAGCCTGCAATACCTAAGGGCATTCCTGCTATTGAAAAGTATGCGGAACAGGCTAAGGCTATCAGAAGTAACAGAGATAAGTTCATTGCTCTATGCAAGAAGGATGGAGAGGAATACCCTATCAACTTGTATGCTGTCACTGAGCAACATGCTAGAATGGACTTAGAAGAGAACTACAAGGTAGATGAGATTGTAGACTTACTACCTGCGAAAGAATACCGTAAAAAATACAGAAGAGCATTATAAGGAGGAAACAAGATGTTACTACTAATTGATGGGAATAATATAGGTTACCGTGCTTTCCATACTCCGCAAGGACAACTAGAGACAAAGGATGGCAAGCCTACAGGTGTAATGCAGGGTGTCCTTAAATCCATTAAGATATATCTGGAACGCTTCCCAGAAACTACTAAATGTTTGGTGTGTTTCGATGGTGGAAAAGCAGAATGGCGTAAGGAATTATATCCCGAATATAAGGCAAATCGTAGTTATGGTGACGACCCTGAAGAGAAAGCTAAGTTCGATGGGCTATTTGCTCAATTAAATGAGCTTAACACTATGCTTCCTAAGATCAATATACGTAGTATTAAGTTAGATGGTCATGAAGCCGATGACTTAATTTATGCATTCTGTGAGCTTACTCAAGACAATGTTATGATTGTCTCAAGTGATAAGGATATGCTACAGCTCATCAATGAGCGTGTATCAGTGTATACTCCTTACAAGGATAGAGTAATCGGTATCAGTGACTTCTATGAAGAGACTGGAGTAACACGTGAAGCATACCTTGGTTACCGAGCGTTAGTGGGGGATACTTCAGATAATATCATTGGTATTCATGGTATAGGTGAGAAGAAAGCTAAAGCACTGATGGATAAATATGGTCACATTGACCACATCCTAGCTGCTACTGGTGACGTGAAGAAAGCATTAATGAAGTCTAAGGTTAATGCACGTATCTTTGAGCCTGAGAACTTAAAGCGTCTAGGTGTTAATAACAAGATTATGAACCTTAAATTCTTTGACTACACAAGCATTAGACATGAGCTAGATAAGGCTCTAAATGATCCTATTGAGTTCGATACAAACTACTTCAAGAACTGGCTGATGCGTAACCAGTTTGCTGCTATCCTAGCAGAGTACCTAGCGTTTACTATGGTATTCCGAGCACTAGAGGAGGATGATGAGTAATATGTGGCATGATAGAGCCAATGGTGATATGTGGAGGCAACTAGACAGGGTTGAACACAAGACAGTTATCATAAACTGTATACGAGAAACTATCGCCCAGCATGTAAGCTATGAGCCTCATATGGGAGACTTTGATGTCTTTATAGAAAGAGCAATTAATGGGTTGGCTAGTAGCTATGTGATGGGTATATCAAGGAGAGTCCCTGCTAAAGAGTTTGAGAAGACAGTTACCTTCCAAGTACCTGCTACATGGTGGCAACACTTTAAAGAGTCCCACTTCCCTGCATGGGCGTTAAGGAAATTTCCAGTTAAGTACACAACCTTAGCTGAGACTATTGGGTTTAAGGCTCTATATGACCACATAATACCTGGTCATAACCCTCATATCCAAGTGCATGTAGCAGAACACAAATGGGAATGAGAATACAGAACACCATAAGGCAGGTATGGATGTGCTGGCTATTCAGCTATGTATTCCAGTTAGCAGGAATCATTCTAGTAGGAGTGGTATGGTGGGGTATTCTAGACCTAGATGAATACTACGCCACACATCCTCCAGACATAACTATTTGGAGTATAAAGATACTAGGTTGGGTAACCAGTTTCATTCTGGTATATCGACTAGAGAAAAAAGAGGGGTCTCTGTAGAGAGACCTCTTATTTTATGCCATATGACAAATAAAGGGAAAACTCTGAGAACTCCCCTTCTTTTATTTCAGAGACCTTGAAAGGAGAGATTTATCTAAATGACTAAACAGATTGTACATGCATTCGAATTGTTGCAAGCTATAGGGGGAACTACATCAAGAACGGCTAAAGAGGATTACCTGAGACAGGGTGAGGGTAACCCCGTGTTTAAAGAAATCCTACTAAGAACTTATGACCCAGAGATGATATTTGGTATCAAGAAAAAGTCTAAAACTAAGCCTTTAAGTATTGAATTCAACGATGACCTTCAATACAATTATGATAAATACCTCCTCCTTACTAATCTACTAGCTAGCAGAGACCTGACAGGTAATGCTGCATTAGAAGCCTTAGATGGATTGATGTCCACATGTGGCTCTAAAGAAGCAGAGTGGTATATGAAGTCTATCCAGAAAGACTTTAAGATTGGTATTACTGCTAAGAGTATTAACAAGGTATTCCCAGGGTTTATTGAAACTCATACTTGTGCTCTAGCTAAGGCATTGAAGAAGTATCCAAAGAGATATACAACTAATCCTAAGTTTGATGGGTATAGATGCAATGCTTTTCATCATCATGACGGTAGAGTAGAACTTAAATCTAGAAATGGTAAAATCATTACTGGATATGATGCAATTGAGCAAGATGTTGCTAAACTACCAAGAGGGTATGTATATGATGGAGAGATTATGGCACCATCTGGTAAGTTCTCTGATGTACAAAAATCAGCCTTTAAGAAGACTGACAGCAAAGAAGGTATTCTTCATATGTTCGACTGCTTAACTATAGAAGAGTTTGAAGCAGGTGAGAGCAAGACTATCTATGAAGAGCGTATTGATCACATGGAGTACTTAGACCATCACTATATCCAAGACCTTCCACTATGGTTTATTGAGTATGTAAGACCTGAAGGGCACTTCGAGGATAGTGAAGAGTCACAACAGGCAGTATTTGAAATTCATCGTAGAAACGTAGCATTAGGATATGAGGGTACTATGCTGAAAGACCTTGATGCTACTTATAAATGTAAAAAATGTTATGACATGCAGAAGATAGTAGGGGTTAAGAGAATTGACCTTCCTATCGTTGGAACTACTGAAGGTAGGGAAGGTACCATGTTTGAAGGCACTCTGGGTGCTCTGGTAGTTGCTTACAAAGACAATACTGTTAATGTAGGTGAGGGTGTATCTCATGAGCTACGAGATGAATTGTGGGTTAAACGTGACGAACTTATAAATCAGACTATTGAAGTGGAATACCGAGAGGAAACTACCAATAGCAAGACAGGTAAGAAGTCTCTACGCTTCCCAGTGTTTATAAGATTCCGTCCTGACAAAGACTAGGAGGATTGAGTATATATGAAGGAATTTCTCAAAGCACTGCAATATAGAAGTAACAAGCTAATAGATAGCTCTCCTGTAGCTGGTGCTGTAGATGAGCAACACAAGAAGTTAAGAGAAGAATACAAGGCTCTAGAGGGTAGACGTGGGCTGTACACTAGTGGGTCTACCAAAGAAGTACGTGTTATCACGATAGTAGAAGCTCATGAGAGATACCTACGAGTTAGTTACCAGTGCTTTGGGATGGACTATACTGCTGAAGTCTTTACTTGCATATGCTGGAACGGTATCTTTAGTGGGGAAGAAAGGATTAGTGACGTAGAATGAACGATATGACACCTCCTACTCATTTTGAACCTGTATATCTCTATAATAAGTATGAGCCACTTAGAAGAAAGATATACAATAAGTTCAAAGACCAGATGGCTAACAACACAGATAGGGAAGAGTTGTCTGCTGAAATAGACCGTACATTCTTAAGCTTAGTAACGGAATACAACCCCCATCGGGGGGTTGACTTCCCCTACTATATTAAGAAGATGCTTGATTTACGTATCTTCCACTGGGTAAACAAGTACCATAAGAACATAAATCGTGAGACATACAGCAATGATGATAACGGTATAGTAGTGGAGGATACCCAATATGCAGAGTTACTTCAGCGTATAGTTGACCTTCATAGTATTGACCCAGACATTCAGCTAGGAGAGAAACATCGAAATCTTATGATTGGATTGCTGATAGACCAGAAGACTATTCAGCAGTTAGCCGAGGAAGAAGGGGTACCTTCCAATAGACTACATGCTAGGCTGTACTTCTTGATACAGAAGTTTGACAAAGAGTATGCAAGACTAATAGAGTGGTGGGGAGAGGACTTATATGACTAATGAGTATCAAATGAAGAAACATGAAGAAGCTATGACACTCCAGGCTAAGAAACTTGAGCAGGAGATAGCTAAATTTGGAATAACCTACAGTAATGCTGGACAACTTAAAGACCATGATGCTATTATGTTTATGAACCTTGTAGAGAAGTGCCTAGTAACGTGTGGTTCAGAGCCTAAACCACACTTCCTTGAGGTTAGTAGAAACTTTATACAGGTATATACCCTTGTTAAGATGAATGCTAACATCTTCCCATTTTATCCAGACGAACACCCTAAAAATGATAGATTCCATAAGGTTGTGACACAGACGTTGCTTGGAATGGGCTGGGTGGATTCTGTTAGATGGCTACCCAAAGAGAATGGCTCAATTTTATTGGTGACAAGGAGGGTATAAGATGATAGCGGTTATCGTTGAAGGTTTTAGTGACCATGACGCAATTCGTAGAGTCTACAGTCCAAAAGATGTGCAAACCATAGTAACGAATGGGACAAAATTTAATAACCGTATCAGAGAGCAGATTCAGGAAGCCTTAGACATGAGGCTTCCTACTTTCATATTATCTGACCCTGATAAGGCTGGGGATGAGCTTGCTAGCATGATTAAGAGCAACTTTGGTAAGATTTCTAGGATCAAGGTAGACCCTGATAGAGCAAAGCAGGAACGTATGTTCAGAGTGAAATATGGTGTGGAGTATTGCAGCGATGAATATTTAAAAGAACTACTGGAAGGAGTGGTACAGTATGGCAGAAGCAAAAAAGAGATGTACGGCTTGTGAGAAATGGCTAGACTATGATGAGTTCCATAGAGACTCTAAGTCCTCAGATGGGAGAGTACGTAAATGTAAATTATGTACTAAGATGAATAGAGGAGCAAAGAAGCCTATCACTAAGAGCAGAAGTGTATCCCTCATGTCTATAAGGCTGTCCAAGGCTATAAGTACTCTTGCCAAACGTATGAAGATTCCAGTAAATATCCAAGTGAACAATGACACAACCATTACTGTCACTATCAACAGGGAGGAATCATCGGATGAGTAAAGGCATTGTAATTCAGGGTAGTGTAGGAGCAGGAAAGAGTACTTTAGCTGAGATGTTGGCAACATATACAGGAATGACATTATTCCGAGAGCCAGTTAAGAGTAACCCCTACTTAACTGATTATTATAAAGACCCTGAGAAACATGGATATGCAATGCAGGTATTCCTGTTGCATGAACGCTTTAAGCAAGCCTTACATGCACAACGCTTAGATGATCACATTATGGATATGAGCATGTATGGAAACTTAATATTTGCTTCCATGATGACTCAAGATGGCATTATGACGGAACGTAATATGAATGACTACATCAACATATTCCATACATTCCGTGCCCTAACTGAGC